TTTGATATGTCGGGGGCTTGAGCTTCTGGATTCTGCATACCCGTCCCAGCCCTGTCAATGCATTTGCATGCATAATTAGGGCCCCTGCGAGGCACCCTCTATGTACATTGTTGCAATCGGCTGGCTAACTGCAATGAAAAGTACACATTCCATAGCCATGGCATAAAATGACCACCATGGCCAATGTATATAGCTACCTCCGGTTCTCTTCCCTCAAGCAGGCTGCTGGCACCAGTATAGACCGCCAGCTCGACTATGCTCAACGCTGGGCCGCTGAGAACGGCCTCCCGCTCGATGAATCGCTCACCATGCGCGACGAGGGCTTGAGCGCCTATCACCAGCGGCATATCAAGACCGGCGCCCTCGGCGTGTTCCTCGAAGCAATCAATGAAGGACGCATCCCGCCTGGGTCGGTGCTCGTTGTCGAAGGGCTTGACCGCCTGTCGCGGGCAGAACCCATTCTCGCCCAGGCGCAACTGGCGCAGATCATCAACGCCGAGATTACCGTTGTCACCGCTTCCGACGGTAAGCGATACAACCGGGAACAGCTGAAGGCCAACCCGATGGACCTTGTCTATTCTCTGCTCGTCATGATCCGGGCGCACGAGGAGTCGGAGACCAAGAGCAAGCGCGTCAAGGCGGCAATCCGGAAGCACTGCGAAGCATGGCAGACCGGCGGCACAATGACCATGGGTCGCATGGGACGGCCGCCGTCCTGGTTACAGTGGATCGATGACAAGTGGTCAATTATCGAAGAGCGCGCCGAAGGCATCCGGATTGCGCTTGACCTTTTCGCGCGCGGCTGGGGGCATTTCAAGATCACCGAGGCCCTGATCGAACGCAAGCTCAATCTCGGCCAGGGTTCTCCCAATTCTAACCAGCTTTACCGCATCATCCGAAACCCAGCGCTCAAGGGCGTCAAAACACTTGAGCTCGATGGCGAAACCTACGAACTCGCCGACTACTACCCTGCCCTGGTCAGCGCCACTCAATGGGCAACGCTTCAGGAAGCCATGGGCCGCCGTTCCCGCGCCTGCAGCAGCGGCCCAGGCAAGATTGTCGGCATGCTCACTGGCACCGGAATCGCGATCTGCGGCTATTGCGGATCTGCAATGGTTGCGAACAATGTAACAACGCGTGCTCGTGCTGACGGATCGCTTTCTGATGGAAATCGGCGGCTGATTTGTTCCTCAAGTGCAACCCGCAAACCCTGCCCGCTCCCGTCAAGCAGCAGCGCTGCCGCAATTGAACGCGCGATCATGGACTATTGCTCCGACCGCCTAAACCTACGCGCCCTGCTCATTAACAGCGGCGATCAATCCGATACGCTGCGCGGCCGCCTGGCGCAGTTGCGCAGCGAGGGGGCAAAGATTGGCGCGCAGATCGATCGGCTGACTGATTTGCTACTGGCCACCGACGAGACCGACACGCCGGCCGCGCTGATCCGCAAGATGCGCGACCTCGAAGCTGCGCAGAAAGAATCCGAGAAAGCGACCCGGCACCTTGAACAACAGCTGCTCGCGCTGGATTCGACGCCCACCCCAGCGGCCGCCGAGGCATGGGAAGCCTTGCGCCACGACGTCGAAGCGATGAACTACGATGCCCGCATCAAGGCGCGCCAGCTGATTGCCGACACCTTCGAGCGCATTGTGGTTTTCTCGCGCGGCATGAGCCTTGACCCGCAAAGCCAGTCGATTGACGTTTTGCTTGTCGCCAAGGGCGGCGGAAGCCGCTCCCTGTGCCTCGACCGAAAAACTGGCCGCCTACTCGATGGGCTAAGAATCGGCGAGGCAGTCACGGCTGGGTGATCAGCGCGGCCGGCAGCGCTAAACCGGCCCGGCCTCGATCAGATCAACGGGCGGCGGCACGAACATAGATTTGATGTCGTCCGCGCTCCCGCGCAGCCAGCGCTCGACGTCATGCTGCTCGATTGCCACAGTGGAGCGCTTGTCCTGCTGGCCGAGCGGCAGTTTCGGATCCGGCTTGTGCATCCGGTTCATGATCGGATGATCGTCGGCATTGACCGTCAGCATGGTGTAGCTCTCCACCACTTCGCCGGTCGCCCGATCGGTCCACGTATTCCACAAGCCGGCCAGCCCCCACGGCTGAGCATCCCGGCGCCGGAAGCGCCACCAGACGTTCTTGCCTGTCTCCCAGCACGGTTCATCGAACGATAGCGCCGGAATAATACAGCGCTGCCCCTTGTGCCAAACGTCACGAAATGTCGGCTTGAGTGCCGCCTCTTCAGATCGACAGTTACATGTCGAATATTTCAGGACGGAAGTTTTCGACCAATGGGGAATCAGGCTCCAAGTACCGACCACCAAGTCAAGCGTACCAGCCGACCCTTGGCGTAGAAATGGGCCAAGGGCACGGGGATGGAGATCACGCGCCCACTTTGGCTGGTTGTGGCGACCAATGTGCCACATGCGCTCAATGTCGGCCTGGTCAGGGGTGATGTAACGAGTGCACATGTCTGCACTGTACTCCTTGCAGCACGGCATTACGAAGCTGCCCGAGCACCTCTATCGCTTCCCCCTCGAGAACAAACAGAGCTTGAAAAAATACTGTACAGGCGTACAGTACATTGCATGATTGCAGACGTCTATACAGTCCGGCAAGCCGGCATCCTGATTCCCGAACGAGACAGCCGCGGCCAGGTTCCGTTGCATGGAAATCTATGCCTGCAGACTCACTGGATCAGTGAAACAAGGTCGAAACCTGCGCTAATCCTGCACGAAACGAGCAACGTTACCGCTGCGGCAATTAAGGCCATTTTGTTTGAACCGAAGCTGGTTCACATGGGGGATGCCTGGATGCGATTCCAGGGATGGGAAGTGCTGGAGCAACCCGGGCAGGGGCGGCAGATTGTCCTCCAGGAATGGAGGTGCCTACTCAAGTAGGCACCTTCCAAGCTTCAAATCAGACCAACTCTTACTTCGTAGCGATCGCTACCCTCAATGAACGAGGTAAGCACTGCCTTGTCACCTTTTTTGAACATGGCGGATCCACCACCGAAGTTCGTATCGTTTACTGGAAGATTAATATCTTTCGGCGCCCCACCTTCGATGACACGGACCTTCTGCGGGTCGGCAGCCCTTACCAGGGCATAACGCATTATGAGATTTGTCGACGGGTTTTCCTTCACCAGATCATGCCCAACAAAGATCGTGGCGTGAAAGCCAGGGGACAAATGATTTTTCTGCAGGAAGAAGCTGGGATCGCCAGACGGGAGGGGGCTCTTGTCAGCCGACGGGGAAACGATCAAGGGCTTATCGTACCCACAGGCACCGACGTGACGCTCAAGTGTGACATCGTTTTTCACCAGCTCGACAACGCACTGGACAGGTATGACCTCGAAACTGAAAGCTGAATGAGCGAGGCCGAGCGACAGAAGAAAAGTTAGTGAGCCTTTTTGCAGAATTGTCATAGAGCGCTTTCTCCTAGTGGATTAAACAAAGACATTGATTCTGCATATTTCGCAAAAAAAATAAATGACCTAACCGAAAAATCGATCAGGCCGCATCGGCGAAGACGCTGACTAGGCGGTCATTCACCCTGGCCATGCTGCCTCGCATTGCCTGAGGTCGGCAAGGTGGCCGTCAGCTGCTCCTGCCAGGTCTCGATACGCTGCGCTGCACTCACCGAGTAAGCCTGCGGCGGCGACGGCTGCCTTGCGACAGGTTTCGACGGAGGCTTCGGACAGTCGACGTTGAAAGTCACTGGCTGCCCGGCGCAGGCGGCCATCAGCAGCAGCGGCAGCAGAGCGAGCGACCTCCAGCCGTATTTCCAGTTCAGTACGTTCATTTACCGCTCCTTTCCACTTTTCTTGCCAGTCGTTTTCCTTGTCGCGTGCTTGCTGATCGGCCTCAATCACGGCCTGGGCGAGCACGAGCTTTTCCTTGTCCCAGTCTGCAAGAACGGCTTCCGCACCGTTGTGTTTGCCGAGTAAGTACAGCCCGGCGACGATGGCCAGCACCGCAATAGCGCCAGCGAGCGCTCGGTAGGCTTCCTGGATCGGGTTCATGCCAGCACATCCTTTGCGCGCTTGAAGTAAGCAAGCCGCTCGCCGTAGGCGTTGAAGCCACCGTTGATGACGCGGGTGATTTTCCGGAAGTCGCCGACATCGGCGATGGTATTCAGGCCGTGCGACCACCAGAACCACGCAGCCGAGCGACAGGCCTGAACCACTCCCTCCAGCAGCTCGGGTTTTTCGAGCAGACGATCGTCACCATATAGCGCCCTGGAACAGGCGCGATAATTGGCACGGCCGGTGATTTGGATTAGCCCGCGCCCCTTGAATCGCGGCCCGTCGCCCGGGTCAGTATTGCCGAGGTCTGCGCGCCGTTCGTAAGCCTTGCCGTCGGCGATCTCGCGCACGTATCGCAGGCTTCCTGACTCGTGAGCAACCTGGGCCAGGAAAGCCGCCTGCCTGGCCGACGTATCGATACCGAACTCAGCCATGGCCTCAGTCATCGGAACCAAAAAGACGCCGGCTTTTGGGCCGGCGCAGGGGATGATCTTTTTCAGCTGCTGTAGGGTAATCACGTTAGCCTCCGTCGATTACGGATCCCGCGCCGGCGGTCGGTGGCCATGACGGCAGCCGATGCGATCACGAAAAACACTAGCGCCTCCTGCAAGTGTTTTCCGGTAAGCGTGGCGCAAAACAGCCAGAGGGCGCTGATGGCTAGGCCAAGCCAGGCCAGTGCGAAAGCATTGCAAGTACAGCGGCTCATGCGGTCGACCACATCCACCGCCCGCCAGAACACAATCGCCGACCCAACGCACAGAGAAATCGAAATCAAAAGCCCGATCATGGCTTGCCCTCCTCGTTCGCCGGCGCGCCGCCCAATCGGGCAAACAGACTGGCGATGGTCCGGCCACCGGCAGGCAGGATCACCGACTGGGCGTAGTAGCCCACCAGGAAGGAAATGAAGGTACGGCCGAGGCCGAGACCGGAAAATCCGGACGCACCCACCGCCGTGGCAATCGCCGGCAGGGTATCGACCACGAACCAGGTCGCAAACAGCGACATAAAGGCCACGCAGACAAGGCCAAGAAGAGCCCAGCCAGCCCCCTGCCGCTCCTGCGCACGAAGCGCAAGGAGCGCCCCGGCCACGCCGCCGAGCAGGGTCCAATAATCAAGTCCGGTCATGATTCCGAACAGCGTTGCTGCGCCGAGAGCCGGAAGGCCAAGGGCAGCGCTGCTAGTTGGTTCAGCCATTGTTATTCTCTCCCTTCGATTGGCTATCAAAATGAAGAAGGCCGCACAGGGCGGCCTTCGACGTTGCTGCAGTAAGACAGAGTTGGCGGCTCCGCCGGGGCCAGCATCCAGAGATGCTGCGGCGTAATACGATACGTAGCCTCAGGGCGATACAACGGCGACTCACCTTGCGCGAAGGCCCACGCCACCAGCTCTGAGCAGAACCAGCTATCGTCCTCCTGCCAGTCGCGGCGCACGAGCAATCCAAACAGCGCCGTCAGGTCGTAGGGCTTGCCCACTTGAGAACGAGCAGCCTTGATGACCTTAGCCGGCGAGTGGCAGGGCAGATCGACAATGACGTGCGCAGAGTGCTTGGCGATGACCTCGGCGAGCGGAGCGACCCGCACGGCCGGCCAGGTTGCCTCGATTACTTCGTCACCATCCACCAGCGCCACGTGCGACCACTGCGACCAGGTCACGGCACGGATCAGCACCGCACCGGGCAGCTTCGACGTGCAGAAGAGAACGCGCATGGTAATTACCCCTCGAAGGTTGCCGGCCAGCCGCCGGAGAAATCATAGGCCGACGGATCGGAACTGGCTTCCATGGCCGCGTTGTGGGTTTCGGCCGCGGCGAAGATAGCCTGATCACTGGCGGCGCCGGCAGCAAGAATTTCCTGGGACAGTGTCGGCGTCATGATGACGAAGGAGCCGTCCATGGACTTCCACTGGAGGCTCGCCGGGATGTTGGCACCGAGGAGCACCAGGCCAAGCTGCTGCGAGCGGCTCTTCTGGTCGGAGTGGAACCACTTTGTGCCGATCTTGAAGCCGCCATTTTCGGTGCGGCGGTCGCGTTCAGCCTTGATGTCGTTCCACTTAGCCCCTTTTGCCCATGCTGCGATTTCTTCTGCTGTTGCAGCCCGGTCGCCTATTTGGCAATCCCCTTGATAAAGACCGCCGTTTTTGTCAATCCACATCAGAAAGCCCTCCTAGCGCGAATGCGTCCATAGCCCGAAGTGATGCTGGTGCCGGTCGCCGAACTGCCGATAGGCGCCCCTGGGAAGGCGATAGAGGCCGAATTTCTTGAACTCACCCCAGGATGCCAGCCAGATGCCGAGGTCAGCGTGGTGTTATAGGTCGCCGATGCCGGCCGCTCGTTGGTGCCGGCGACATCGTCTGCCAGCGTGAAATCAAAGTTGAATGCAGCCGTCCCGAGGTTGTGGTTTTTCGTGTAGGTCGTATTGCCGGAAACCGCAAAAAGGCCGCTGTCGTAGCGCCCCTGAAGCGCGTAGGCCACAGTACTGGTGACAGTGCTGGCGTTGGTAACCGCCTCGCCGACGAAAACGCGATAGACCTGCGTAGCGCTGGCGCCGTTGCCGACCTTACCGACCATTCCGTTGTAGTTGAACGTAAACTGGCCGTTGGTCAGCACATCGGAACCACCTGGACGATACGTCGGTGCCAGGGCAGTACTTCCCGGCGTCAGGGAACCATTGGCAGCGACGTCGACATAGAGGTAGTTCGTTGCATTAGCCGTTAGCCCGGGCCAGGCCAGGTTTGTCGCACTACTCCCCACACGATCAACTGCTCCGGAGCTTCCAACCCCATTGGCCGCGGCCACCACAAAGGGATCCCCGGCAGCAATGTTCTGCGAAGTGATGGAGAGAGACGCCGAGTTTGCCGGAAGAAAACTCGGCATCCCTGAGGTATCGACAGGCGCTCCAAGAACGCTCTGCCGGACTGGAATCCTCACCTGAGCCGGCAAAGCCGCATTAATGAGCGCTGCGATTGCCGCCGATAGCTGTCCGAGATTCGCATGGTCAGGCGTGAGACCTGCGTCGGCGATTACTTTGCGCAGCTCCTCGGTGACCATGTGGTACCACCAGGCACCTGGCTTAGTAGCCGGCGTCCCTGTCCCGGGGTTCCCCGCAGTTGGATAGCCGATCGACGGGCTGGCCGGTACAGACGGAGCACTACCGGAACTACCGGATGCATATGCGCGATCCATTATTTCTCCTTAGGTGTAACTGAACAGAACAGAGGTATGCGCCGGCTTCAAGCGCTTGATGACACACTCGAGCAGGGCATTTCCCCAGGCAGCAATCGGATCTTCCACCGCGCCGTCCACGGTGATTTCGGTGACAGTGTTGAGCGCCACATTGACCTGCCACGCGAAAATCCAGGCCACGTCATAAAGCGGGCACTCGACATCGTCATTGACGGTGTGCGCATGAAACTCGGTGATCGTGATGGCATAACCGAGTGCAGCGGCCAGGCCAATGAAGTAAGCCGGCGACTGACCGCCTAGCATCGTCAGGCGGCCAACTAGGGCGGCGCGACGCTGGGCCATCGTCTGATCACCGCCGAAGGCCTCGGCGCAGGCATCCGGCAGACCAGCGACCCGCTCGACATCAGCGAACAGTTCGCCGACGCTACGCGGATCCGCCTCTTCCAGTAGTTGCAGAGCACGCCCGTCGACGCGGGCCAGCTCGGCGGCCAGTGCGCCGAGCTGCCGCGACAGCAGCGCGGCGTCATCCGTCGGCCAGGCCGGCCCGGGCGGCAGCAGCGCCTGCAGCTGGCGCAGGTAGTCGGTGGCGGTCAGGCCCATGTGATGGTTCCCAGAGTGGCCAGCTGGCCGACATCGTGCGTAATATTGGCCGTCGGGCTGCTCAGCGCATGGTCGGCTTCACCGGCGGCGATGCTGATCGCTTCGCGCAAGCGGCTGATCAGGATCGTGCCGCCTGGTAACGCCTCACGGCGCAGCAGGTCGGTAACCTCCGCTTCGATGGCGGCGCGGACGGCAGCCGTATCAGGCACTAGGCCGGTGATCGTCAGGTCGAGCGGCACAGCCACCGGCGCCATGACGGTGACTTGCGCCGTCACCGGCCGCAGCGCTTCGAGGTGCGCCTGCACCACGGCCACCTCGCCGGCATCCGGGATCAGGCTGGTATCGTCGTCACGCACGAAACGGATGGTCACCGTACCAAGGCCGAGTTCCTGAGGATAGACCCAAGCGCGGGTGACGCCTTCCACCTGCAGCGCCCAAGCCTCGTAGTCGTAGGCACAGCCACCCTGCGGCGGCTGTTGGATACGACTGATGACGCGGCCACGCAGTGCCTCGTCGTCCTCGATATCAGAACCGCCGACCAGGCCTCCACTGGCGACGGTCGCCGCCGACTGCACGCCGGCGATTGGCGACACCAGCGACAACGGCGTCCCGCCACCAAGATTACCAGCGGCGCCGGCGTCGACCGCAGATGCAGCGGCGCTGCCAGTGCCGGCGGCGAGCGTGACTTCAACCGTGGTTGCCACCTGAACGCCGGCCGCGGTTTGCAGCACGGTGCCGGCTGGCACGACGCTGCCGCTGATGCCAGTAAAGTTCACCGCCCCGGTAGCCGCGGCGGTCGGCTTGCGCCCCTCCCTTAGCCACAATGATGCGTGGCGCTCGAGCCACTCAGCCTCCGAGGTGTCGGGCAGGATCTGGCGCGACAGCCAATCGATGTAGCCATAGAGGCCATGGGCAGCACCAGCCAGAACGCGCGCTATAACTTCGGCGTCGGCGCGGCGCAGCAGCTCGTCGGCGGACAGGCGCGACGTGGTGTCGGCCAGCGTTCGGTTGATCAGTTCGGCCAGGGTCGGGCGAGCGAACATGCAAGCTCCTCTTACAGGTTATTCAGGCGCTGCCAGACATCGGCGAAGCGCAGTTCGGTGGTCTTGCCGGCGCGGGTCACCCTGACGACAAGGGCAAGGCCGGCCATGCCGTAGCGCTCGGCAGATACCTCGACAACCGAGGCCACCTGATCATCAATCAGCCACTGCAGCGACTCGCGGGCATATTCAGCGGCGCGGCTAAAGGTTTCTGGCAGCATCTTTTCGCGGCCAAGCAGCCACAGCCGCGAGCCGATCCGATCGCCATTGACGCCGGAAGCGGCATCGCCCCACCAGCCTTGCCTGCCGCCGTCGACCTGGTCGTCCGGATTGGCGCGGCGCCAGGTGAAGAGGCTGATGATCACCGCGCGGATCAGCGGGTCATCGTCGACCAGGGGCGAGCCGGCCACGCCATCGACGATGACGGACAGGTCTTGTACAAGTGCGGTCATTACATGTCCTGGTTCGGTTGATCGGTCGGACCACCGCTATCGTTTTCCGGATGATCGTGTCCGTTGTAGATATCCCGCATGCCGGCCATCGTTCGCCCGCCTTCATCGCAGCGATCCTTGATGTCGCCCGTACATTCGAGCAGCGGCACATCGAACCGCGCCTTCGGCGCGTTGGTCAGCAGGATCGGCAAGCCGGCGCCATCGATGACGATGCCGTCGCGCGTCAGATGAACCTTCTGCCCCTGGTCGTCGTAAATCGCCACCTCGCCGGCCGCCAGGCCGACCAGGCGAAAGCGCCGATCAGCCACCACCAGCGCGATGCCATGCGAACGGTCGCCCTCGACGAAGCCGACCGCCGCCTCGGCCCCGGGCAGCGCGTGCGCGGTGTAGCCGTAGGGCTCGAAGTGTTCGACGTTGTCCTTGCCCTCGCCGGCCAGAAGCTGGATCTGCACCGTCTGCATCTTGAGCCCGGCATTGACTGCCGAGACGACACCACGGCTGAACAGGTTCTGCAGCCCGCGCGCCAGCGGCGCCAGCACCCTGCTAAATCCACGGCTCATTTCTTATCCCCCGGCCAGAAACTGACCCATTGATCGACACCGCCGATATCTGCACCGGCTGCCTTACGCTTCTTTTCAGCCGCCACTTCCGGCGGCTCGGCTTCGTAGCCTTCGGACGGGCCGACGCGCAGCGTGCAGGTCGTGCCGCTGTCGTCGAGTCGGTAGGTCACCTCGGCGATCAGCATGTCGCGATCCAGCCGCAGCAGGCTATCGCGCACGCGCACGATACGATTTGGCAACCACAGCGAACCGTCACTCTGCCGCCAGCCCTGCACGGTGTAGGTTGTCTCGAGCGCCTTGGTCAGGCGCCTGGCGCGCTCGTAGGTCGCTCGCCGGCTGCAGCTACCGCCGTCGCTCTGCCCCTGCTGGCGTACCAACATCACCCGGCGGCGCGGGATGTTGGCGTCCTGCTCGTCGGCCACCGCACTGCAAGCCGGGCCATAGGCTTCGTCGGTACCTGCGCGCTGGCCCTTGACGCGGTACTGGCTGAACACATCCTTGAAGTCAAAGCCGGCATCGGCCTTGAGCAAGTTTTTCCCCAGTTCCAGCGCGTCAACCGCACGGGTTCGGCTGGGCGCGGTCAGCACCAGCCGGCCGTCTGCATCGTCGGTGGCCAGCACCTGGCGCAGCTTGAGCAGGCGGTCGAGCGATTCGAACGCCGTCTCGCCCTGCTGGATCTGGTGCTCGGCGATCGCCGCGCCGGTATTGGCTTCGGTGACGACCGCGATGCCGTATTCGCCAGCCAGCGCCTTGGCGATCGCCTCGAGGCGGAGGCCGCGCCACTGCCCGGGCTCGTTGATTGCCGCGCAATCGACCAGGTCGGCGGTGATGCTGCGCCCGGCAATCGACACCGACACCTGCTGATCGTCGTAGCTGACCGGAATAGCATCGACGCTGCCGGTCAGCACCTTGTCGTTGCCGATCCACACCTCGCAGCGGTCGAACGGCTTGATCCGCTGCACCAGCTCACCGGCCCCCGGCCAGCGGTCGGTCACGCTGAGCCGGAAATCACGCGCCACGCGCTCAACGCCGGCGGCGATCTCGACCGATAGCCAGCCGCCGTAGTCGGTGCCGTTGATGCGCAGGCGCACCTGGTTGCGCGGATCGAGAGTCATGCGGACAGCACCTTCAGCGGTTCGGCCGGCACGAAGCCGGGATGGTGAATCTTGTTGCGCGCCGTAATCTCACCGTCACGCGCCACGTCTTCGTACAGGTCGTAGGCCAGAACCAGGGCCGGCAGCGGTTCGGCTGGCGTCACCAGCTGCAGCCGCGCAGCGCCGTCCATACGCTCACCGATATCCTGATGCACGGCGGCACGGGTGTCCTGCAATACCGTATAGAGCACGTCGTCGGCGGTCAGCGCCTCAGAGTCCAGTGCCTTAGCCAGGTCGCGGCGCAGCGCCACGGCGTCGTCATGAACCGGCAGCGGCATCGCCGCCACCATGCTTGTCGCCTGCACCAGAAGCCCCCGGCGCAGCAGTGCATTGACTGCGTCGGCGTTGTCGATCATCTGCTGCCGGGCCGGCGTAACCATGGCCACCGGCTGCGCTGGCGGCGGGTAGCTCGCCACTGCGGCGACAGTGCCGGACACGGCGCGGTGATTGGCCGCATCGCCGTCGCCGAAGCGGCCGGCAACCGTAGCCACCAGCCCCTTTCCCAGGCTGAACAGATCCATGATCTGACCAGCCAGCGAGGACGGCGTGCGAACCAGCGAACCAAGCTCGCTCGACAGCCCGTCGACCGGGCTTTGCAGGATGCGCCCAACGCGACCGGCGATGCCATTGAGCTGACCGAGCCCACCGGAGAGTTTGGCCACTGCATCGTCCGAGACAAAGGACGGCAGGCCATCGACGGAAAAGCGTTTGGCGAAATCGGCAATCGCCGACGTTTTCAGGTTGTCGGCAGCCAGGCCGGTCTTGACGCCTGGCGCCGCCTTCGAGGCCGGGAACTGCAGCTCGCCGGCCTCGACGAACACCAGCGAGAACCTGCACAGGCCGCCCTCGTCGTTGCTGTGCGCCACCCGCGCCGGCTTGGCGATGACCTGCAGCGAGCCGTACCAGGGATGGACCAGCGTGCCGGGACCCGGCGCTTCGAGCGCGGCCAGCAGAGCATCGCGCCCCGCCATGTAATCCGGCCCGATGATGAAGCCCGGGATGTTGATTTCCCGCGCGGCGCGGCCGAGATCCTCGGCGAACGGCTTGTCGCGTTGCGGGTACTCGAATACTTGCACCCGGCGACCGACCGTCATGTCGTCGGACTCGACCTGGAACGGCACGCCACGGAACGAGGCCGGCCGCAGCTTGTCTTTCCATCCCATCAATAAGCCCCTACGATTGCGTTGCTCGAATAGCCGACGTCGGGATTCATCGCCAGCCCAGGTTGATTGGTCTTGCCCGGCGCCACGCGCATGCCGGCCGGGGCGTTTTCGAAGCGGACCAGCATCTCGCCCTGGACATCGGTGCGCCCTGGTTGGCCGGCTATCTGCCGCAGGATCGACGGACGACCAGCGCCGCCCAGCAGAGCTGGCGCCGACGCCGCTCCGCCGACCTGCTGGGTAACATTTACCGCGCCGCCACCCAGCCAGTCAGGCACCAGAGACTTGAGCCAGCCTGCCATCTCGCGGATCTTGTCCGGCAGCCAGTTGAAGAAATCGACGAACCAGCCCTTGATCGCTTCCCAGTTGTCGTAGAGCAGCCAGCCGGCGGCAACGATGGCCGAGATCGCCAATCCGATCGGGTTGAGCAGGAACAGCCTGCCGACAATCGCGATGGCCTTGCCGACCCCCAGGATCGCGCCGCCGATTGCCGACCAGCCGCCGACTGCCGCAACCAAACTCACACCCAGCTTCAGCAGCGCCGCGCCGATCAAATACACCGGCGCCAGGATGTTGACCGCAAGGATGGCGCCGAAGGCGATGACCACCCCCTTGATGCCGCCGATCGCCTCGACAACGGACTTGATGCCCACCGCCACCTCCTTGATGTCCTGCCAGACGCCCTTCCAGTCAACAGCCTCGACCCAGCTTTTCATTTCCCGGAAGGTGCCGACCAGCTCATCGGAGATGGTTTGTGCCAACGCTTTAAGGCTGCCGTCATCGGCCATCTGGTTGAGCCTTTCCAGCAGCCCGCCCAGTTCGGTCTTGAGGAAGCCGAACAGGCCGGCATCGCCAACCGACAGCAGGAAGCGGGCGACGCTGTCCTTGAGGTTGGAAAACATGCCGTCCCAGGTGCCGGCTAGCTTGTCCATGGCGCCGCCGTAGCGCTTGTTCCAGATGCCCTGCAGGGTGCTCTGGATCATGGCCTTGTTGTTGGCGTCCACCTTGGCGGCCATGGTCTTGCCATTTTCCGTCCAGGTATAGACGATCTTCTCGCCCACCTTGGCGGCCTTGATGCCGAACTCTTTGAGCCGTTCGTTCTCGCCGGTCATCGCATCTGCCAGCGCTTCGACGGCCTGCTCGAGCGGCTTTCCCATAGCCGCCGCAGCATCGCCGGCCGACTTGAGGGCGCCTTTTTGCGGATCGATGCCATAGGCCTTGAGCTTGACGAAGGCATCCGTCACTTCCTGCAGTTCGTAGGGCGTCTTGGTCGCGAAGTCGCTGACCCAGCCCATGCTGGCCTTGGCCTTTTCGCTGCTGCCTTCGATCGTCTCCAGAATGGTCTGGAACTTCTCGAACTGTGCAGACGTCTGCACCACCTTACCGACCAGCCCGCCGAAGCCGGCGGCCGCACCGAGGCCGACCACGGCGCCGAGCGGCGCGACGATACCGCCCAACGTGTCGCGCAGCTGGGCGCCGGCGTTGCCGATCTCCGACACCGCCTTCTTGGTCGCCCGGCTGGCACGATTGATGTTCTTCAACACCGGCGATAGCTTGTCGACCGCAGAGATCACGGCCTTGAGGTAGGCATTACCCGCCATCTTTCAGCTCCTTGTTGATGCGTTCGGCCTGCCGCTCCCAAGCCAGGAGGCGAGAGAGCGGCAGGGCCATGGTTTCCGCCGGGCTAGCCTTCCAGACGTAGGCCATATCGAAGGCGAGGTCGATCAGTTCGTCGCCGGCGCGTCCGTACCGCCGAAAAAACTGAGAACAGCCCCCATCGCCGCGTTGTAATCGGGCATGGATAGTTGCTTGACGGACGACGGCGGGATGCCGGACAAGCGGGCGATCAGCTTGCTGACCGCGGCGGCCTGCGGAATCACGCTGGCACCATTGATCGCCAGCGGATAGCCGCAGTGCTCGACGTCGCCGCCGTTCGGCTCGCGCAGGGTCAGCTGGTCGATTTCGGCACCATGCGCGGTGACCGGCTTTGTCAGGGGAATGGTCACCTCGCTCATTGCCAGATTCCCTTCGTACCTTCGAACTGCAGCTCGATCGTGCCCTCTTCGCCATTGATGGCCGGCTCGCCGACCATGTAGGCGCCGGACAGCACGTAGGTGGTGCCGTTGGCCAGTTCGGCGGTGATCGTCATGTCGGTGGATTCGGCCAGCGTCTTGCGCGGGAAATCCGGCGTCACGATGGCCGTCAGCTTGATGTACGGGACGCGGGCAGTTTCCTTGTAGCCGGCTGGGCCGGCGCTGCCCATCACCGTTTCGCGGTTGGTATCGGAGGCGGGGCATTCGACCCCGCCCTGCACTTCCAGTTGGGCAGAATCCGCTTTCACGAAGCAGATCCCGGCGACACGTTTTGCCATGTTGATTGACTCCTATCAGGCGGTGGCGGGGTATTGCAGGCGGAACTGGGCCAGCACGGCGAAGACGCGCAGCTGGTTGACCAGGTCGGGCGGGAACAGCACGTTCAGCCGGTTCGGGTTGTTGGCATCGCGCTCGACGATCAGGTTCTGGGCGAACAGGTCGGCGTTCTCGACGATGCCGTTGGCTTCCATCTCGGCATAGGCGGCGGCCAGCTCGGCGCGGATGACCTTGGGCGTGACGATGGCCTGGCCGGCGCCGAAGCGGGTGCCATCGTTGGCCAGCTTGTGGCGCGGGTACTTCTGCGTGATCCGGTAGCGGAGGTTGCGCAGCACATAGGCCAGCGTGTGCAGCGTCTCGCTGTCGAGGTAGCTGGGGTCCGGCTGGTTCCAGAGATTGACCTGGTAAGTGGTGATCGCCCGCTCGACGCGCACCGCACCACCACCGACATAGCTGGTGGCCGCACCGTTGGTCAGCAGGGTCTGGCGCTCCGAGATCAGGAACCGCTTTTCCTGCGGCGCCGGCAGGATGCCGATCAGCTCGCCGGTCTGCGTCGGCCGTGCCGGGTCGATGGCGATGAACTTAGCGTTGCGCGCACCGTAGGCGGCGGCGTACTCCCAGGGCGTGTTCGGCACCTCGGCTTCGTAGCCGGCGATGGTGACGTGCTGGTCGTTGCGGGCGCTGGTCAGCGTGGTGATGGCGACCAGCGTGCCCGGCTTGGCGGTGTACACATGGCCGTATAGCTGCTTGGACCAGGACCAGCGACCGGTGGTGTCGTTCATCAGCGCGCCGAAGGCATCCAGCGTGCCGGTGTCGGTGTAGGGTTCGACGATGAAGTCGAACTCTTCGTCGCCCAGGGCCGCGAGCGCCGCCGTCAGGCTCGGATTGGTGGCGCCGGCGCTCATCGGGGTGAGCGCGACGGCCAGGCCGACCGGCGTCGATTCACCGCCCAAGTTGCCACGGTAGTTAAGCTGCAGGCGGATGGCGTTGCCAGCCTCGCCCTTGTGCCGGGCAGTAAGCGTGACGGTGCCGGCAGCCACGCCGGCGGTAACCGGCAGCTCGCCATTGGCGTTGATCACAGCGGCGAGCGCGGTGGCCACGGCGGCGGAGGTCTCGTTGGCGGCCACGGCCAGCTGCACGCGCTGGGCGCCGATGTACAGGTTCAGCGCACCGGCCGCGGTGGCGGTACCGGTGAGCACGACCGTGCCGGTCGCGGCGACACCGGCTGCGGCATCATCGAGGGCGACGCACCAGATCTCGCCGAAGTCGTCGTTGGCACGATAGGCCTCGTGCATGCGTGCCAGCATAGAGCCCTGGCCGAACAGCGCGCGTGCTTCGTCGGTGCGCGAGACCAGCATCGGCACATTGGCGGCGGCGCTGCCGGCGGCCAGCTTCTGGCCGACCAGCAGGGTCTTGAGGTTCTGCTCGAAGTAGCCGGCCTGGGAGTTATCGACCTCGGCGTAGAACAAGGGGACCCGGATCGATGACGGGATGTTGTTGAAGCTGATCATTTGGCTTTGCTCCCTTTGGCGGGCTTGGATTGCTGATCGACCGTGACGACATCGCCGTCGGCGATGCGGCGCAGCCAGTACTGGTCGAGGTCGGCAACGGGCCGACCTTCGGGCGGCAGGACGCCGCCCTTTTCGGGATCCGGCACGCGCCGGCCCGAGATGGGCTTGATGAACATGAAAAAGCTCCTGGTTAGGGCGGGTCGAGCGTGATTCGCTGGCGGGCCGCGGTGCGACCATCCGGCGTCGGGTTCTCGGCGCTGATGCCGGCCGGGTTGGCGACGTCGTCGAGGTGTATTTCGGTCAGTGCCGGCAGCGCGGCCAGATCGATGGCCTGCCAGGTATCCGGATCGGCGGTGTCGTCACTGCCGATCTCGAAGGCGGCGGAGAACTCGAACTGGTACCAGAGGCGGGCGCGATCGAGGCCCAGCAGGTTGCCGCCGCCGTATTCGATACCGTCATAGTCGTCGTTGATCTGCCAGCCGAGCAGCGCTTTCCACAATTCGCGGCGCAAGGCATGCACGGCGGTCGCCGCGCCCTGCCCGCGCTCGTCAGCGGTATTGCCAAGAGCGACGATGACTGCGAAGGCATCTGTAATGCGCTGCCGGTAGCCGGTGGCACTGCGGTTCTCGTCCGGGTTGTCGTCTAGCGGGATGACGTAGGCGCACGGCACCAGCAGGTTGGTCTTTTCCGACAGCAGCTGAAACTGGGCGGCGCCGGCGATGCGGCCAGCGAAGCTGGGGCAGCGTAGACGCAGGGCGGCGATGATCAGGTCGAGGTTCATTTGCGGGCGATCAGGGCATCTTGTAGGGCAGCGGCCAGCGCCTGGCGGGCGTTCGCCTTGCGTTCATCGAGGGACTCTTCCATGTAGTTGGCGCGCGGCGCGACACGCCATCCGCCGGCCGCCCGTGCTGTCGTTTCCTTCGCACGCTGGCCACGGCGCCGGCGATTGCTGACCCCGAGCCCCTCGCCCGGCGCCAATCGCTTCAACGCCGAACCTTGACGCACCCCGGCGGCAAGGAAGGCCGGGTAAAAATCCTTGCCCATGGCTTCCGTTTTTTCCGGGCGGATGGCGACCAGCAGGCCGGACTTGCTGACGCGGTATTTGATCGCACGCTGCAGCGTGCCGGTCTGCTTACCCGGCACGTTGCCAGCTTTCGACACGGCCCGCCGGGCAACTTTCTTGCGGGCGACCTTGCGGATGTCGGCGCCGATCTGGCGCATGGCCTTGCGGATCTGGCGCCGGTCGAAATCAAGGTGACTATGACCTTCCCAGAAGACCGAGGCGGCGAAGTAGTTGCCGTTGTACTTGGTGCCGATCATTCGATCACTCCCAGCGCCTCGACCTCAAGAACAAGAAAGCGGCGCTCACCGTTGAGATCGGACGCTCGCTTGACCCGGAAACGCTGGCCATCGTGCTCGGCCACATGCTCGCCGGTGATGGTGATTTCGTTGATCGCTGACGTGCGGCGCACGGTGACGCGGTGCGTCACGCCGTTATCGATCTGCTGCGTACCCCAGAAAATCGCCGAGCCGACCGGCTCGACGCTGGCCCAGACGGTGGCGCCGGCGTCGAACGTGGCATCGATTCCGAAGCCGGCGGCCGCCACGTCCTGCCACTTGCGCAGGGTGACGCGGCGGCTCAGGTCGCCGCTGCTTGGCATTTTCATACCGGCTTAATCTCCATGACGAAGGTGCGATGCGGATCCAGCAAGCCATCCAGGTACAGGTTCTTCTGCGGATTGTTCCCGGAAGGCGAAACGGCCGCCTCCGGCGACGCCAGCCAGTGCGACACCTGCGCAGCGCACCACATTTGCACTGATCTCGGCATTTCGACCGTCGCGTAGTTGTGGCCGGTTTCATGGCTTGCACTAGCCGTGGCACTGGCAATCATGGCCGGCAGAATGGCGTCGAATTCATCGCCATCGATGCGGCACCAGGCCTTGATGAAGTCGGTGCTCGGCTCGGCCATGATCGATTACTCCGACTTGTTTTCCGGCGCCTTGCCGGCGTTCTTGTTTTCCGGGGCTCCGGCTTTCGCCTTGGATTCCTTCGCCCACTTGTTCTTGATGGCGACATCGAACAGATCGTCATCAGCATCGATCACGTCGCCCGCCTTGTACTCGACGACATCACAGCCGCGATGCGCGAACTTGAAGTCTTGCGTGACTTCAATGGATTTCTTGGTTCCCATTCATATCTCCAATGAAAACGGGCCGCCCGAAGGCGACCCGCTTGGGTTGCAAACAACGATCAGGCCGAGAACTTGAACAGCTTGATGGCGTTGGAATCGGCCAGGAAACCACCGACCCGCTTGGTCACGTAGAACCCGACAAACGGCTTGTTGGTGTAGGGGTCGCGCAGGATTCGGGTGCCGATGCGATCGACGATGGTGTAGCCGCGCTTGAAGTCACCGAAGGCGATGGACAGCGCATTTGCGGCTTTGGCCGGCATGTCTTCGTTCTCGGAGATACCGTAGCCCAGCAGAGTATCCGGCTGGCCGGCTTCCAGACCCGGACGCCAGATGTAGTTGCCGTCGACATCCTTGAGTTTGCGAACTTCGCCAAGCATGGTCTTCGAGGTCATCCAGCGCGCGTTGGTGCGATAGCCCTTCTTCAGCGCATAGACCACATCCAGCAGCTTGTCCTGCGGGTTGGCGGCTGCCCAGTCGGCGGCCGCGCCGGAGACGATATGCTGCAGGGTGCCGAAGGCGCGGGCGCCGTCGGCCGTGGCTGCGGTGGCGTAGGCCAGAAAACCCTTCGGCTTCTTGAGGCCGTCGCCGGTGGTGAATGCGGCGCCTTCCTTCTCGGCGAAAGTCTGCGCACATTCGCCTTCGATGAACTGTTCGGCGTTAAAGAAGACGTCATCCAGCATCTGCTGGGTGGCCTGGGGATAGGCATAGACCTCGCCCATGAACGGGGTGAGGATGGCCAATTGGCTGGGATCTGTGGCGGCGCGAGGGTCATCCTCATCCACCCATCCGCCGGTCGTGCCGCCCTTGTTGGCCAGCTTCTTGTAGTCAGAGCCACCAACGACGATGACGTTGGATACCTCACGCATCGGCGAGATGTCGCGCATCAATTCGAGGATGTCGCGGTCCAGCTCTTCCGGCACGGCATAGCCGCCATCGGCGTCGGTGGTGATGTTGTAAGCCCTCTGCTGCAGCTCGCCCAGGCCATCATCGGCACCCTTGCGGATGAACTTGCCGAAGGCGGCCTTGTGCTCTGCCTTAGCCGGATCGACATCACCGGTTGCGCCCGGGCGATTGAGCTTTTTCATAAGCGTGTCGAACTCGGACTTGATGTCGCCAATCTTGCTCAGCTCCTCGCTGATCTTCGACAGCTTTGCCTCGAAGCCTTCGACCGACTTGCCATCAGCCTTGGCCTGCAGGCGGGCGTCGTTGGTCTTCTTGAATTCCTCGAAAGTTTCCCCCTGCTTCTGCAGCAGTTCCTTCAGGGAGCCGAAATCGACCTCACCGAGCGCCATCGGCACCAGGCCGCCCGCCAAGGCGGCATCAGCGGTGATGAAACCGACAGCGTGAGCAGCAGTCGCCAAGAGGCCGACCGCCAAGGCGATGACGGCGCGGAACATGGATTTCTTGTTCATGAGAACAGTCCTTTTAGTGGGAAAAAACAGCGGTGTTGCGCTTCATCAGCGCGGCTAGTTCGCCCAACTCACCAGCATCGCGCTGGCCATGCAGGGACTTGATGCGGGCGACGAGCGCCAGCGCTTCACGACGCGAGAGCCCACCTGCATCGCGCAGGTATGCCTCGGCGTCAGAAAGGGAAGTGATCCGCTCGACGCCCTTAACGGATGAGACGCGTGCAGATTCATTAGCGGGAAAGGTCACCGGGGAGACCTCCCAGAGATCGACGGCTTTCAGGGAGCGAATGCCGGTGACTTTGTCGTAGCTGTCTTCCCGCGACACGAAGCCTATCGAGAGACCGTTGAGGGCATCCATCTTGAGCAGCTCGTAGGTTTCGGCGCCGCGCACGGTTTTGAGGGCCAACTTGCCCTCGACATAGAGGCCGACGCTGTCTTCCTTTACCAGGGTATAGACACCAATCGGCTCGCTGCTGCGGTGCTGCCAGAGCATGGCCGGCCGACGCACCTTGAGGCTTTCAGCAAATGCGCCCGGCAGCACGACTTCCTTATAGGAATCGACGACACCAAACACGGAACCATAGCCAGAAAAAAGGCCGTCTTCGGAGACGGCCTTGATCTTGAACGGGATGTCGAGATGGTCACGCATTGGCGTTTCCTTCCTTCTGCGATGCCGCCAGCTCGGCGGACAGGTTGATCGGGGTCAGCGGCTTGTCGAGTTCGTCGAGCGGGTTGAGATCGAGCATCTCCCGCGCTTCGTTGCGCGTCATGATTCCGATGCCAGCCAGCTTGTAGAGATACTCGGCGGTGTCCTTGAGGGCTCCACGAAGCAGCCCGCGCTCTTCGAGCTTCACGTAGTAGCCGGCATGGCGCTCGGCTTCGGTCAGCAACTGGCAGTCGAATGCCTGCTCGATCCGCTCGAACCACGGCCCAAGGGTATGCACGACATGCGCCAGGAAGTTCTGCTCGGCGCCGGCGTAAGTGCTGGCCTTGTCGTTGCTGCTGACCATGATCGGCATCACGCGGAAAACGCGGCAGATCTCCTCGATCTGAAAGCGGCGCGTCTCCAGGTGCTGCGAGTCGACGCCGCTCATGGCCATGGGCACATACTTGGCTGAGCGGTCCAGGATCATCGTTCGGTAAGCGTTTTCACCGCCGACGTAGTTGTCTTCGATCCACTTGCGCAGTGCCTTGAACTGTGGCTCATCAAGCTTTCCTTCGACTGACAGCATGCCGCCCGCCCGGGCACCGTTTGAATGCAGCCGGGCGTGAGCCTCCTCGGTGGCAATTGCCAGGCCGATGGCTTCGCGCGCCTGTCGCACGACGTCCATGCCGACAACACCGCTCCAGCTCGGCCCTTGAATGTGCAGGATGGCCTCGGCCGGGAAGGCAATGGACCCACTCTTGCCGGTGATGACGTAGCGCGAAGGCTCGCCCATGATGTCGGACTTCTCGACCCGCACCGCGCCCGGCTCGATGTTGATCAGCTCGAGCACCCGGCCGCCGGCGCCGCGATTGATGAACGCGTAGCCGTTGCCGGTCAGCGCTGCATGCAGCACCAGCGTCTCGCGAAAAGCGAAGCTGGTCGTCACGTCGTTCGGCCGGCGATGCAGAATGCCCCATAGCGGATGGTCGAAGGCTTCCAGCTTGTTGCGGCCATCGCGACGCAGCAGCTTGAACGGTACCTGGGCAACGCCTTCCGCAATGACTCGAACGCAAGCCAGCACCGTCGCGACCCTGAGCGCATTGGCTACAGTGACCGACTGGCCGCTCTTGCTCGCCCCCAACTGCAGGATCTCGGCAGCCAGATCGAGCACCGTCGCTTCCTTGCGGCGGAACGGCCAAAGATTATTCAGCTTCATCAGTCGATTCCCAGAAGGATCCTTTGTCTTCAACATGCACCACAGCCCGGCTCAATGCCGTGACGATCGCTACGACCGGATCAATCCGGCCGTTTTTCTTGCTCTTTTTCTTGTCCGGCCGGAAGTTGTCGTTGCTGTCGAACAGCAAGGCGACGTTGCCGGCGGACCAGCGAAGGAGCGGGTTCGCGTTGTGCCGGAGGCGGCGGGAATACACCAGCTCCTCGAGCTTCTTGCTGCCCGGGTACATGCCGCCAGTGTTCTGCGGCACCTCGACCAGCGGGATGTCCTCTTCGATCAACTCATTGATGATCTGCAGGGCGTTCCACTTGTCGAAGCCGATCTCCTGGACGTCGTAGTCGCGACAGACTTGGCGAATGGCGTCCATCACCGGCTTGTAGTCGGTGACGTCGCCTTCGGTGACGTTCAGCCAGCCTTCTTTTTCCCAGCGGTCGTAGGGTGCGGCGTCGTCTTCCTGAGCATCCACCTTGGACCGCGGGCACCAGACCCAGACCAGCACATACCACTCGCCGCCGGGTTCGTCGGGCGGGAAGACCAAGGCCAGCGCAGTCAGGTCGCGCGTGCTGGCCAGGTCAAGGCCGCCGTAGCATTGCCGGCCGGCCAGCAGCGCCGGGTCGAACTTCTTCTTGCCCTTGTCCCAGACCTCTAGGTCGAACCACCCCTCCGCATCGTTGCACCAGATGTTGAGGTCTTTGGTCTTGAAGTTGGCCAGCGAACTGGGCAGCGCCTTGGCTTTTCGTGCCATCCCGCGCAGGTAGTCGATCGTTTTCGACTTGCCCAGGCCGGGATTCGCCTTGATCCAGTTGCGTTCGTCGAAGACGTCATCGTCCTCGTCGAGGGTGTACACGTAGCCGAAGACGTCGTCGTCTTCGCGCCGCCCTTCAAGCACCGACACCAGGTAGCCGCGGATTTCTGTGCAGATCCCGTCGAGTATGAAACCGGCCGTCGTGATCGCCGAGAGCAGTGGCTGCAGGCGAGCACCGAAGCCAGACTCCAGAACGTCCCACTGTTCCCGCGAGGCTTGCGCGTGCAGCTCGTCGAACATGACGGCAGACGGGTTGAAACCGTCCTGCGCGTCGGCGTTGCTAGCCAGTGGCTTGAAGACCGAGGCGCCCGCCTCGATGCGTTCCTGATTCATCCCCTCGAAGATGCGGAAGCTGCGGGCGATGCCCGGCGAGCGTTTCCGCCACCGCTTGAAGTTCTCGAAGGCCGGTTTGAAAACCGTCATTGCCTGTTCGCGGGTGGTGGCCACCGCGTAGACTTCGGCGCCGGACTCGCCGTCCATCATGAACAGATAGGCGCCCTGCGGCCCTTTCCAGGTGCTTTTCCCGTTTTTACGGGCGACTTCCTCATATGCTCGGGTGAAACGCCGGCGACCATCCAGCCGGCGCCAGCCGTAGAGCACCGCCGTCCAAAACTTCTGCCACGGATCCAGCAGGATCGGCGTACCAGCTAGCGCCCCCTTGATATGAACAAAGAAGCGCTCGATGTACTCGATCACGTGCCAGGCATGCGCCGGACTGAACACAAGGCCGCGCTTGTGGGCCTCCTGCAGATCGCGGTAGTGACGCTCGATAGCCAGCAGCACCAGTCTGCCGACGACAATCTCGCCGAGCAGCACCGGTACGCCGTACGCGCGATCCCACTCCTGCCAGGTCTCTTCCGGCGGAATCAGGCGCTTACGCTTGGCCTGCCCTTTGCGTACTCGACCATGTCGCCGAACAGGTCGTCCTGTTGAGCGGTTCCGGTTTTGCTTTCCCGCAGCTTCGCCTCGATTGTCGACATCACCGTCAAACACGCTTCCGGAAGTTCCTTCTTGATTTCGGCGCGGGAGTTGCGCTCATTGAAGCTGTGCGGCAATTCGAAGCGGTTGCCCTTCTCGCTCGTGCCGTACCGACCTTCGGTGACACAGAGTTTCACGTCCTCGGACCACGACTGCAGAGAGTGGGCCAGCATCATCAGTTGGATTCCGGCCGCCTTGATGTTCCGGCCGTCCCGGATCAGCGCCTCGGCGATCCAGTCATACAGCCTCAACCCCTGCCGATCCAGGCCATGGCCCGGAGGCGGCGCCGGAACATCGACTCCGGCAATGACCTTACGAACCCAACCTTCACCGCCACCGGGAAGGGCAATAAATTTTCCCTTTTCATCGTCCACAGCGGCTCCAAAAACAGAAAAGCCCCGGAAAACCATTCCGAGGCTTGATTAAATCGAATACAGAGCAGGTTTTCTTACCCCTCCCCCCTCTGCCAAAACTTCCCCATAAATTCGTGCCTAGGCGACCGGTCTAGAGGCATTTGGGGCTGGACTTTTAACCCCCCTCCCCTGCCCGCTCTTTTCTTCGGCCTGTTTGACCTTGTCGTGGTGCAGCTTGCACAGAGGCTGCCAGTTGTTGTCGGTGTCCCAGAACAGATCCTGGTCACCACGGTGAGGAATGATGTGGTCGACAATCGTAGCCGCAGTAATCCGGCCTTCGTCCTCGCACATCTTGCAAAGCGGGCGGCGGCGGAGGAATGTTTCTCGCGCCTTCTGCCATCGGCTGTTGTAGCCACGCTGGCTCGAAGAGCCTCGCCGGGAGTCGTACTGCTTCTCGACTTCCTTGCGATGGGCATCGCAGTAAGCACCGCTTTTAACCAAGGCCTTGCAGCCGGGGTGCCGACACGGCTTAGGCGCTGATCGCGGCATGTCTTCCCCTGTACTTTTTAACCATACACCCTGTGTCAACCCCCCTCTTTGAAAAACCCATGTCGCTCACCCCCTCCGCAGCCGCGAGGCCAGCTGGCCTTCCATCATCAACTCTGCATCGCGCAGGCAATCGATGCCGATCGACACGGCGGCATTGCCCTTAGGGTCAGGCCGATGGCCGGTACCGCCGCACTTGCTGCACGGGAACTGCTCGACACCCGTCACACCTCGCCCGCCGCAAGCAAGGCAGCGGCTATCCTTCCAGAACTCGAAGGCTTTGAACGCCAGCTCCTTGACGCCATCGGCTGGCACTCCGCGCCGCTGCATCTCCTTCGCCAGGACAAGGACCACGCCCCACATACCCACCGCACTGGGCGGCTCGGCCAGGAAGCGGACAACGTAGAAGCCAAGCGGGTTATGCCGGCCAGAAATCCCCAGCGCGACAGCACACTCATGCGGCCACAAACCCCAGGTCAGGTTCCCCGACGCCGACGCAGTGACAGCACTTTCCACCCGGACATGATCAACTACCATTTGCCATTCCCCTTCAATGCGCCAGCCTTGGCCAGCTTGGTCAGTCGGCGAATCCGCCGGGCCTTGCGCCGACGATCCTGCTCCCTCAATCGCTCCTCTTCAGCCGCCATCCGCGCCCGCATGCCGCGCAGGCGATCGATGATCAAGGCCGGGTCCTGGTACATCCAACCGAACGGCACGCACGTCATTTCTTGGCTTTCTCCCTAGCGATGCTTTGACGAACGCGGGCGGTCACACCGCGCCGCAAATCCTGCTCGATGGCCTCGGCCATCGCACGCATGACAACCTCGAAGGCCCGGCCATCCACCTGGGAGGCGTACCGGAAAACATGGCTGTTCCACGTCATGTCGATTCCGAAAAACCCGGTCACCGCCGTCAGATCTTTGGCTGTCTGCGGGGAAATCAGCACCGGCCCGCTCATAGCGCCACCATCCCGCCGTGGCAGTCATCGTCGAACGAGTCGTCGCCAGCCTCCAGATCACGGAAGTCCGGCCGCCGCACCCGCTTGGCCGGCCGGACGAACTTCTCGCCAAGCACCGCCTCGGCCATATCACGCATCGCCAACGACACGCCAGCCTCGCCGGCCTCATAGCGAGCCTTGACCTTCAGCCACGGCGTCAGATCGGGCATAACTCACCTCCTCGCTTGCTCTGCACCGCCTTGCGGCGCTGCTTCTCGGCATCCTCGATGTGCATCAACGCCAGCTCGACGCGACCGCGCAGCCGAGCTATCGGCTCATCGGGCAAGCGATCGATGCCGACCGCCTTGCCCTTCGCGATGATTCCCGCCTCGCTGTTCCACCAAGCGGACCATGCCGGCTCAATCGCATTCCCCCTGCTGACCCTACGGCCTGCGATCACGCGCTGAACGAAGATATCCAGGAACGGCAGGTTGATCGGGGCATGGTTTTGCGTACTCTCTCGATCGCTTTTAGCGAGGCTGTAAGCCTCGTGCAGTTCCTCGCCGGTCACGGCGAGGGCCACCCAACCGGCGACTTGCGCCGCTCGACTTGTCAGCCTGGCGGCGCAGCCGCGCTGGTGTTCGTGCAGACGTATCCACTCGACCATCTGCTCAGCCTGCAGCGGCACCAGCAGCAAATCCGGGTTATCCACAGGCGCTGTACATGCTGCTGCTGATGCTTGAATAGAAGGATGGTTTACTCTTACTTCTGAGGTGTGCCCCTTTGTGGGGTTTTGGGGCTGCCCCATTGCGTGCCCCATATCACCCGCAAACCCTTGCGCCTGCTGGGTTTCACCATGCCCCAATGCATGCCCCTTTACCGTGCCCCTTTGATGCCCCTTTAGTTTTTCGCGAGCAGCACCAACACTCGCTTTCGGAAGCAAAAAAACAAGCACCTCGCCGTTCCCGCAAGGCTCGATCAAGCCATGCTTCTCCAGCTGCTGCAGCGCGCTACGCACCGCCTTCTTGGTCGGCGACCCTGACTCCGAGCGACCCGGTGCCGGCTCGATGTAGAGCTCTTCACACAAGCTCTGCAAGCTAATGCCGCGCACATCGCCAACACGCCGCGACGCCACGCTCATGTACCAGCGGAGCACCACGTAGAGCCGGAACTGCATGTACGGCAAGCCCGCCAGGGCCTCCCATTCAGCATCGACGATGGAAATCGCCTTTTCGCTCACACGCCCCCTCAATGGTTGTTTTTATAGGTAAGCAAGAACGACTATTCCGCCATGCCTTCCAGCCGCGCCAGCATCGCCATCAAGGTCTGCTGCTGCCGATAGATGGCCTGCCTGATCTTCGCGACCTCGGCGCGCTCGACGACATGATCGGCCAGAGCCTCATCAACCGCCCGGCCGACCTCGCCACCCGCCCGCCAGACGTGCGTGATCATCTCCAACACCGCCAGGTCGCCCGATGCCGCCTCAACATCCGGCATCTTGAGAAACACTCCACCGCGCTGCTGTGCTGCGGCATGCGCCAGCTCGTCCGAATCGCACAGATCGATGATCTCTTCGGTCCGATCAATCCCCAGCGAATGGCGCTCGTTTCCCACCAACTGATTGCGCAGGATCTGCGGTTTCACCTGGTGATCCGGCGACGACAGCGCCGCTGCCAGCGCCTCAATGCCGCCATTGAACGTCCGGGCGGCCCGATGGACCGCAATACGCAAATCACTCATGTGTGTACACCCCTTTGTTCAAACGTTTGTCATAGCCATGACAGCACCTAAAGTCGCTTCAACGGCACCGGAATAAAAAACCGGCGCCCGAAGGCACCGAGAAACGATCCACCAGGGAGGAGACAACAATGGACCGCAGAGGGAGATGGGGATCATTAGCAACCTTCGATTCGGCGATCAGCCTTCCGCTGATCGGACCGGCGCCGGTCGATGCCGCGGCGTGGATCGCCGGAGGCGCATTCGACCGGAGCGGCCGGCGCTTCGGTAGAACGAACGATGCCGCCAGCAGGCAGCGCGTCGTCGGGATTCGGGTAGATGTCCGGCCGCAGCATGTGCGGCGTCACTTGCCAGTGCGTTGCCACACACACGCCGATGACACGCTCCGGCGGAACACCGGCGCGACACCACTTGCGGATCGCCTGATAGGTCACGCGCAACTGTTTCGCCAAGGGCTGCAGCCCGACTAACCGGATCGCCGTTTCGATAGGAAGCTCACTCATGCGCCCAAATATACAACCGAAAGCTATATTTTATCAACAACTGAAAGTTACGCGTCACGATGTAACAATCGGTTGTATGACAGACGATCCAGAGCTGACCGCCTTTTCTCGCCGCCTCAACGAGGTCTGCGACGACATGGAAGTGCCGCCGAAAGGCAAAGCTAGACAGACCAACCTCGGAAAGCTTTTTGGCGTCACCCAGAATGCAACACGGAAATGGCTAGAGGCCGAGGGCTATTGCTCGATCGCCATGGGCAAGCGCATCGCTGCCTGGGGCGGCGTCAGCTTCGACTGGCTAATGACCGGCGACGGCATCAAGCGGCCGGGCGGCGACAACCCCCTGCTGCTGCGCTATCACCAGGCCGACCCGGCTACCCGCACGCTAATCGACCTCGCCCTGGCACAACCGGACGACCCGATTCCACCCGGCCTTTCACCCAGCCTGCGCACCCTCGTCGACATGGCCCGTACCGCGATCCGCAACGATCTCGAACCCCATGGCCGTTCCTAGCCCGGCATTCCTTGACGAGTCCGCTTACGGCCAGTTCACCGCCTGGCCAACCAGCCGAGGCTGGAACAGCTCGACCCACTTGGCACGTATCAATTTCGGCCATGGCGACGAAAACGCCTACGTCAAGCTGATATTCACCGATGCATTCCCCGCCTTGGCCAATGAGGCTATCGGCTGGCAACTGGCTCATGCCTGCAACATCCCCGCCGCCAGCCGCGCCGCCATCATGATCGGCAGCGCCGAATTTTGGCGCGAAACGTTGGGCAGTCTGCCGAGTGGCTGCCCGACTACAGGCGACATTCCCGCCTGGTGCATCGCCAGTTGCGCCACGCTCGATCAGCATACCTGGATCAACATGGACAACGATGCGGCCGTGACCATGTTACTGAAGTGTCCACGCGGCCAGCAGATCGCCGCCTTCGGCACCTGGCTGCACCATCCGGACCAACACCCCGGCAACCTGCTACGAATTGGCAGCAACGACTGGGCCATCATCGACCACGAACTGCTGTTCAATGGCGTGCTCGGCAATTGGCGCAAGCCACCGGCGCGGCGCGATTTCTCGACGCCGCCCTTCCTTCTCAAGCACCTGGATAGCCTGGTTGCCCGTAGCCGGATCAGCCACAAGGTCGACAGTGACATCCGCTCGGCCATGATTCACTATGCCAGCCAGCACATCACAGCTATCGGCAAGGCCATGCCCTATCTGGCCGATGTCCTGGAAAAAGTAGAACCTCCCGCGACTGCCAAAAGTGTTCTACCATTGATCGTCGATCGAGCCTGGAATTTTTGGATGCCCTCCACGGTCAATAAGCTCGCATGAACTTCAACGCCCTCCGCCGTCATGCCGTCACCCAACCCCGCGAGGATGCCTTTACCGGCACCTGGCGCGTGGTGCAATGGCAACCCGACCTGTTCGGCCCGCAGCGCTTCGTTGTCGGCGTTCTGGTCGAGTCGTCCGTCGGTGATCGCGCCTACCGCATCATGGACCGACCGGAACGAATTGAATGCTTTTTCCGGCCGCGCCCGATCCGGCGTGAGTTCTCGGGACTGATGTCCCTGCTTCGCAACAGCCTGGCCGAACCAGGCGCTGACGCGGTGCAGTTGCCCTCCCCCAACTTTTCATTCAGCGAACCGTGCTTCGTTCGCGGCACATCAGCCCAGGCAGTCGCCGACCGAATCTTCGGCGACATGGTCACGGCTGCCGACCCACTACCGAATGAGGAAGAACGCGAAATCGGCCCAAACACCGAGGAAACGCGTAGGCAGGTCACCCGCTTCCTTAAGCAGATGAGCGACCTCGCCTTCGAGCGCATCGTCCGCGAGCAGGGACAAACCCTTTCCGAGCACTACCTCGACGTCACCCTCGCACCCGACCGTGGCGCCGGCAGCATCGTCTCCGCCTGCTATCGTTCGCTGACCAGCATCGAACTCAAGCTGCTGCGTGCCGCCAACGACATCAACGCCTACGCCAGCGCCCAGAAGCGTGAGCGGAAAGCCATCTTCCTGCTCGAACCCGACGACGATGCTCCCATTTCACCGAAGGAACGCCGGTCGATGGACAACCTGATTGGTAACGAACTATGGAAGCTCGAACAGGCCGGCTTTGACACCCCGCGCAATACTGACTTCGGCGGCCTGGCCCGCGACATTCACGACTGGGCAATTCCTTTGCTAACCTCTTGAGTAACCGACAGAAAATAACGACAGGTTATTTACCGTGTATAATCACGGGTTAATTAAATCGCGATGATTACAAAATCATAATCGCACAACCGCATGGGGATGACTTTGAAAACTCTGACCGACATCATGAGCGCCCTTCCCAAGGACGATCTGATTGATAACGCCTATGGAATTTTCAAGAACACGGACGAAAAGGCCGTCACCAAGAACCTGACCGATCCGTCGATTGCGGAAGCCGCGTTTCGCGCTGTATTTTTCGATATTGAAGAGGCCCAGACTGCCCACCTAGGCTTCTGAATCCGGAATGGACATCGCGTACCATTTCCCGGATGACATCCTGGGTGACAAGGCCAGCCAGGAACAAAAAGCGAAACGACTGAAAGAAATCGAATTCTGGTTCGACCGATACGTTCAGGGTGTCCGCACCATCCAGGGCGGACTAGGCAAAGCCAACTACAAGAACCCAGGAAGTCTGGTTTTTGCGGATGATGCCGCCCTTCACGTCAACGAGGTGTACTGGTACATCCTCGAACAGCGTGTCCGGCCACGCATCGTTTCGTGCAATGGCGACATCGAAGTTACCGTTGATCGACACAAGATCAGCTCGCTGACGGAAATCGTCATCGCCCTGACTGAACCGATCGAGCACGAGCACCTGCCAACGAAACGTCGGCTTAATGCCAGCCTGGGTTTCTATTGCGCCATGAACATCATGGCGAACTGGAACCCCAAGATATCGAAAGAGATGTTCGTGAGTCGCCCGTTCTCGCAAGCTCACACCACGTGGCTGGAATACCTGCCGACCTCAACCGAGGAACGCATGCCGATTTTCTCGAACGCCGCCAACTGGTACCTTGTCGAGACGCTGTTCGAAGAGCGGCATGACAAGAAGCTGCTGCGACCGGTCAACTAGCCCCACCTACGCGAACAAGCAAACCCGCCTTGATGGCGGGTTTTTTATTACCATGTCGTACTTTGGAACACCAAGGGGACCAACATGGAATTAATCATTGCTCTGCTGCTCATCGGCCTTGCCGCCCATTACTGGAAAAAACACCAGCTTCAGGCCCGACCATCATTCATCGACGACTCGCTGGACTCGGTCAACTGGGAGACCCCGGCCGATCTTGTGCCATCCAATCCGCGCCCGATTCAGGCCACCCTTCGCCTTTCCTATCGGGATACAGCCGGCGCCACCACCGAGCGGCACGTCACCGTTCGGGAATGCGATACCACCAACCCGGCTGGCTATTTGATCGGCCATTGCCAGTTGCGCGACTCGATCCGCACCTTCCGCATGGATCGCATCAAGCGTGCGGTCGATGTCGAGACGGGCGAGGTCATTGAAAACCTCAACTCGTACGCCGCGAAGAAGTATGCAGACTCGCCCATCGCTTCGCTGGACACGCTGTTCGCCGATTCTGCCGACTCGTTGCGCGCCCTCTTTTATATCGGTAAGGCCGACGGCCGTTTCACAGCCAAGGAAAAGCAGATTTTCCTCACGTACTGCCAGCAGGCGGCCAACGATGACCGGATCACGCTCAAGCAGATCGAGGATGCCTGTCGCTACATCCCGACGCCGACCATGCAGGCCTACAAGCTGATCTGCGGCCGGCTGGCCAAACTCGACGGGGCGAAGCGGGCGGCGATCCTGCAAGCGGCCGAAGCCATGATCGCCACCGAGAAAACAATCGCGGCCCAGGAAGAGGAGGCGCTGGCCTATATGCAGAAACGGTTCGCCGAGCCCACCAGATGAGGGCGCGCCGCCAAGCTTGTAGATGAATAACCGCCTTCGGGCGGTTTTTTCATTGCCTGCTCGCCCAGCCAAGGATGCACAAAACCGAAATACAACTTTAGGTGTTGACGTAAAATAACTTTGGGTTGTATTGTGTTCGCACCAATTCAAACCGGAGCGAACCATGAAACTCACCCTCGGCGCCCTCAAAGTCCACCTCGCCTACTGCGCCGCTTACCCCAGCATCCGCCGCATTTTCGGCGTCATGTTCACCGCCAGCAGCATCCCCAAAGTCGGCGCCCCGCCCGTTCGCCACTGAGCGCGTTCCATGGCCTGCGCCCGTAACCCACTCCAGGTGCTCAAGGAAGCCCGTCAGATCGCCTCTGACTACGACCTCACGATCATCGAAAAGGCCGGGCGCTTTCACGTCTACCGCAACACGCAAACCGGCCCCGCCTGGCAAGGCCAGTGCGGTCAACCGCAGGCGCTGCGCGCCTTGGTTTGCAAGCTGACCAATTTCGAGTGAGGTCATGATGGCCACCAAATCATCATCACATCCCGTGCCAGTCGACTGCGAGGTCTGCCGGCACTACACCGGCACCGCCTACATCTTCCAGTTTGGCTGCGCCAAGGGCCAGTGCCAGGAGAAAACCTGGACGCTCAAGCGCGAGGCCTGCGCCGACTTCGCGCTCATGTCCCGCCAGGAGCAGATCCTCAAGCGCTTCGCGCACAGCGCCAAGCACTACGGCGAGCGCGATATCAAGAAGCACCGCGCCGAGGTACGCCGCATGGCCAGCGGGATGCAGAAGACGCTGGAGAGCTTCAGCCGCTTCATGACCATGGGGCAGATCGAGGCCATCAAGGCGGCATCCCTGCACCTCGCCGACCTGGGCGACGATCTGGAGCTGGCCGGCCGCCTGGCCAACACGGTGCAGAAAAACGCCGAAGCCGAGCGCCAGCGCCAGGAAAAGGCACGGCGCGCCGCACTGGTCGAGAAACACTTCGGCGACATGACGCCGGCCGACTGCCTCGCCCTCTGCCAGGATCTGGTCGCCTTCGATAGCCGGGACGGTAGCGACTGGCTGCGCTGCTGGAAGCGCAACCCTGATGCTTTCGTCAATATCTTCGACAGCCACGTCATGGGGAACGCGCTGCTCTACCACGCCCGCGCCCCATCGCCGGCAACGCTGGCCGCCGTCAAGGAAGCCGCCTCCCTCTGCATCGATGACCTGAAGCAGCCGAAGCGCAGCCTCAGCTACGCAACGTGGGCGGATTTCGAAACCTTCCGCGCCTGGCACCGCGATATCGCTGCCACCCTAGCCCGGATCGGTACGCCATGCTGAACCTAACCAACATGCTCCGCGCCCCGATGCACGACTACGAAGTGACCATGGACCGCAAGGCCTGCCTCAACGCCAACGAGAGCGCCCGCAAGTGCATCGCCTACGTGCGCGCCGTCAATGCCGCCGAAGCCAAGCAGGCAGCCGAGAAACTGCCGGGCAAGTCCGCCTTCAAGGCCATGTCTGCCAAGGAGGTCAAATGACCCGCTTCGCCACCCGCTTTGGCGCCTTCGAGATCGACTCGCTGCCCGGCCAGTGCCAGGTCGCCGTCTGCCACAGCTTCGTTGTGCCGGAAGACCACCGCGGCAACGGCCACGGCCACCATCTCAAGGCCGAGCAGGAAGCCCTGCTTGATCACCATCACTACGACTTCGCCGTCTGCACCGTGGCCGCCGGCAACGAGCGCCAGAAACGCATCCTGGAAAAGTCCGGCTGGCGCCACCTGGCCAACTTCCGCAACCGCCGGTCCTGCGAAACCACCGAACTGTGGTGCCGGGGCGCGACGCCTTCCACTACCGAGGATAGCCACCATGAATGATATGACCGACGCAAAGCACATCGAGGCCGCCCAGCTCTGCCAGAGCCAGGCGCTGCGTATTGCCGAGATTCACCCCAGCCCGACCAACCCGCGCAAGACCTTCCCCGAAGACGAGATGGCAGAGATGGTGGCCAGCGTCAAGCGCCACGGCGTCATGTCGCCGATCCTGGTACGCCCCTGGCCGGCCGCCTACGCCTTTGAAGGCGACGCCCCAAAGTACGAGCTGATTGCCGGCGAGCGCCGCTACCGCGCCGCCAAAGCCGCCGGCCTGGAATACATCAGCGGTACCGTGCGCGATCTCGACGACCACGAAACCCTTGAGCTGCAGATCATCGAAAACCTGCACCGCAAAGACCTCAACGAGCTGGAAGAGGCCGAGGGTTACGAGATGATGATCAAGCGCTACAGCTACACCGCCGAGCAGCTGGCGGAGAAGATCGAGAAGAGCAAGGCGTATATCTACGCCAGGCTGAAGCTCACCGCCTTGTGCGAAAAGGCACGCGAGGCTTTCCGCAATGGCCTGCTCGATGCATCGCGCGCCCTGCTGATCGCCCGAATCCCGCTGGCCGCACTCCAGGCACGGGCCACTGAGGAAATTGCCCACGGCTGGCAAGGCCCCATGAGCTACCGTGGCGCAGCCGAGCACGTGCAGCGCACCTACATGCTCAAGCTGGCCAATGCCACTTTCCCAATCAGCGACGATAGCCTGGTGGCCGGCGCCGGCCAGTGCCAACCCTGCCCGAAGCGCACCGGCAACACCCCGGAGATCTACCAGGACGTAAAGAGTGCAGACATCTGCACGGATCCGGAATGCTTCGCCGCCAAGAAAGCCGCCTGGCTTGAGCGGCAAAAGTCCGAGGCCGCATCGACTGGCAAGACCGTCATCACTGGCGACGATGCCCGAAAGATTATGCCCTACGGGCCCGACACCGACCTGCAGCATTACATCGTCCTGGACCGCCCGAACTACGACGCTCCGAAGATCGACGGCGCCCCCCCAACGCACCGCCAGATGCTGGCCGAAGCCAAGGTCGAAACGATGATGGTTGAGGACTTCCGCTCCGGAAAACTGGTAGAGGTCGCCAAGCGCAGCGAGGTCAAGAAAGCCTTGGTGGCCGCCGGCATCACCGCGCCCACCAGCTCATCCGAACGGGAGAAGGAAGCCGAAGCTCAAGCCCGCGAAGAAGGCGAATTCCGCCGCCGCCTGCACCGCCAGGTGCGCAGCGCCTTCGCCACGGACATCAGCGAACACGACGCCGCGCTCGACGAAGACGACATGCGCCTGATCGCCCGCCAGTTCTGGTCCTGCACCTGGAATGAAAACCAAAAGCGCCTCGCGGCCATCTGGATCGAGAGCGAGGAGAAGCTCGAGGAACATGCACGCATCCGCATGCTGACGGAACGGATCAACACCATGACCCCGGCCGAGCTATGTCTGCTGCTGATCGACCTTTCGCTCGTTGGCCAGACGCACATTAATACCTATTCCCGCGAAAACACCCCGACTCACCTCCTGGACATGGCCAAGCGCCTCTGTGTTTCGCCCGACACCATCCGCCGCGAAATGCTGGTCGAGAAGGAGGAGAAGGCCGCCAAGAAGAAGGGCAAGGCGAGCAAGGGAGCGAAGCCAGCCGTCGGGGAGGAGCAAGCTTCCGCTGCAGATGTGCTGCCCGACCCCACTGGCAAGCCCGCTATCCGGCCTTTCGCCCCAGAAGTAGGAGATCGAGTCCGGATCCGCGAGGATGCAGATGCAGCCTGCTTTACCGGGAGAGAGGGTTATATCACCCAAATCGAAAAGGACACGGTGATCATCCACCTCGACTCGTACAAGACGACCTTCCGTTTCGCTCGCGAGGAATTCGACGTGGTTCCCGAGCCTCACCTGGCGGCGGAGTCCGAGCAGCCAGGCGCCGCAGAAGTGCAGCCGGAAACTGCAAATGCCGGGCGGCAAACGTACCAAGTCGGCAACCGCGTGCGCTATGCAGATGAAGGGACTCCCGAGGCCGACGCAATCGCGACCGTCCAAGCAATCCACGAAAACGGGAACATCGAGATCCTGACCCACTCCGGGAAACGCATCGTGCTCGCCTCTTGGGCCACTGACCGTTGGATGAAGCCAGCACCTCTCGAAGCCGAACAAGAGCCCGCCGAAGACCCCGAACCACCCACCCGCAAGCCCACCAGCAAGATCGAGACCCTCTACTGCCACCCGGAAAACGCCGACCTCGCCTGGACCGGCCGCGGCCGCAAGCCGAAGTGGGTCGAGGCCTGGCTTGAAAAGGGCGGCACGCTCGAACAGCTGCTCGCCAAGAAGCGCCCAGCCCATAAGCCCAAGGCCACCAAGGCGGCCGCTTGCGAGATCTCGACGCCGCGCTGCGACAAAACCCTTGAACTGGCCGGCCTCGACGTCGCCCAGCCCACCGCTTAACCGGAGAACGCAATGTCGTACAACATCAAGCCGCTTTGTATCTATCACCACGGCTGCGCCGACGGCGTTGCTGCTGCCTGGGCCGTGCTCGAGTATCACCGCGAGCGCGAAATCGAAGTAGATCTGCACCCCGGGATCTACGGCGAAGCACCGCCCGACGTCACTGACCGCGATGTGATCATGGTCGACTTCAGCTACAAGCGCGACGTGCTGCTGCAGCTGGCCGAGCAGGCCCGCAGCATCCTGATCCTGGACCACCACAAAACGGTGCTGGAGGATCTGGCTCCATTGAGCACCTTGCCCACCAATATCGATATCGCCTTCGACCTCAACCGATCCGGCGCTATGATCGCCTGGCAGCAATTCCACCCGGAGCGCCCCGCCCCGCTGCTCTTCGACCACATTCAGGATCGCGACCTGTGGCGCTTCGAACTGATCGGCACCCGCGAGATCACCGCCGCCGTGCATTCCCACGAGCTCAATCCTAAAACCTTTGGCGAGCTCGTGTTCAACGGCTGCGGCCGCCTGCTTAACGAGGGCCGAGCCATCCTGCGCAAGCAAAACAGCGACGTCGCCGCCATCATCCGCAACGCACGGCGCACCATGAAGTTTGGCGAATGCATCGTACCCGCCGCCAACGTGCCCTGGATGTACGCCAGCGACGTCGCCGGCGAACTGGCCAAGGGCTACCCCTTCGCCGTCACCTACTATGACGACGCCGACGGCCGCCGCTTCTCGCTGCGCTCAACCCAGGACGGCGCCGACGTCTCGCAGATCGCCAAAGCACTGGGCGGCGGTGGCCACGAGCACGCCGCCGGCTTCCGCATGACGCGGGAAGAGGCGCTTGATTTTGAAGTTGCGGGAGGGGTTTGAGCATGACCTGGCTACTCACTGCCTCCGGGCGCCAGTTCGACCCGATCGACCCACAGCCGGACATGATCGACCTGGTAGACATCGCCACCGGCCTTTCGAACGAATGCCGCTTTGCCGGCCAGTGCAAGTTCTTCTACAGCGTCGCCCAGCACTCCGTCCTGGTCAGTCAGCATGTACCGCCCCAGCACGCCTGGGAGGCTCTGCTGCACGATGCGGCAGAAGCGTACATCAAGGACATCCCGGCACCGATCAAGCGCCTGCTACCCGACTACCGCGCCCTCGAGCACAAGATTGAGTCGGCGATCCGTGCCCGCTTCGGCTTGCCACCGATCCAGACGCCCAGCATCAAGCACGCCGACCTTATGCTGCTCGCTACAGAGCGCCGTGACCTGATGCCGGACACCGGCGATGCCTGGCCGATGATCGAAGGCATTGCGCCGCTCGACAAACGCATTCGTGCGGTCCACTCGTCGCAGGCCAAGTCGCACTTCATGCAACGAGCGCTGGAGGTACTGCAGGCATGAGGAAATACATCCCGAAGCTGCAGCGCGTACCGCTGCTGCCCCCAATCGATGCGCCTAACTGGTCTGAGCTGATGAACGAACTGCTACAGGCCGGCGTTCCGAGAACGCGCATTGCCATTAATTGCCGCATGGCGCGCGAAACAATCTACGCCGTAGCCAAGGGCACGGCTGAACCGAAATGGAGTCAAGGGCAAATGCTGCTGCAGCTCAAGCGCTACTTGGGCGCACAAACCCCAGGACGTCACCCAACTCAGGAGCTCGAATCATGATCCTCGGCAACCTGCCAACCGGCACCCTGCAGCACGCCAAGCTGAGCGGCGTCTGCTTCGAACCCCTCAAGGCCCAGACAACGGACGGCCGCCCCGCCCGCCTGGCCATCATCGACGAAGACGGCAAGGTGATCGAATCCGGCGACGCTGTTTCCAGCGAGGTATGGAACCTTGTCCGCGGGGTCTGGAGAAACTACCTCCAGGGCAAAGGCCACATCCGGGTTATTTCCGGTGGCGATCAATAAGACATTAGCATCGAAATCAGTTACTCGAAAACTTCGAGCAACTGACAGCAAAGAAAAAGGATCGTGAGCAAAGCCAATGCTGGCGAATTCGTCGTGCGCTGCATCATGTGCAACAAGGAATTCCGCGTCGGTGATAAAGCCAAGTGTGGCGGCCTCTACAACGGCCAGCCGATTTGCAAGACAGGCGATATTCAGCGCGAACTTGATAGCCGTCTTCCGCCACAGAGCAAGTCTTATAACCCGTAGGAAAATGGTGGCATTCGGAAATCCGCCCACCACCAACGACATCACGGCCAGCCTAGCGCTGGCCGTTTTCTTTTCCGCATGCACTAGAATGCGCGAATGTCTCTCGTCCTGATCATCGTCATCGGCTGGCTCTATGTGACCGTGTTGGTTGCCGCCAATGAGCCGACCATCATTTCCGGCATCATCTCATTTGCCTTCTACGGCCTGTTGCCGTGCAGCCTGCTCATTTACTTCGCTGGATCGCGAGTTCGCAGAGAGCGCAAGCGTTTCAGAGAAATGAAGGCGGCCGAGTCGGCCCAAAAGACCAGCGAATAAACGTGTACTTGTCAGTGCATTTAGCTGGCTTTATGTAACATTGCTGGTTGCCGCCAACGAACCAAGCATCGTTGCCGGCATAATTTCATTCTTTTTTTATGGGCTGCTGCCCTGCGGACTGCTGCTCTGGATCAGTGGCAGCAAGG